TAAGTGCTGCGAGGGTCTTTTCGATATAGTCAGAACTGACTGAATCATCATCGTCTACGAATGAGACATATTCACCCATCGACTGCATCAATAACATATTTCTCTTTTGTCCAATACTCATCTGCCTATCATCAGATAGGTACAGGACTTGAACACTCTTCTTGCCGATCTGACGATCAAGTTCTTGAGTCAATTGATCTAACGACTTCTTTCTTTCAACCAAACTAGGAATTAAGATTGAAAGTTTATGAGTTGGTCGCCACGGCATGTTCATTCTCCTTTACATCGACACCAAAGTTATTTTCTTTGTGTCTTTCATAGACAATACGATCATGATCATACATTTCCTGTGACTCGTTTCTCTCATGTAGAGGATCACGGGAAACTTCTTGCGGTTGAATCTCTCCACGGGAAGCCCTGATGTAAGGAATTCCAACCCATTGGTGTTGAATTATGCAGCGGTCAATATAAGCAACCTTATTCAACATACGAGCAACTTGCGTGAATTCATCGTCAGCAAAAACGCTCTTATATTCGGGATTGTAGAGATAACCAAATCTCTGATAATACTTTCTACCAAGAATACTCAAAGTAATCAGTTTATCCTGTCCAGAAAAACCATCATTGTAATGCAGAACCCCATCAGTATCGGGGAAAAATCTTGCCATGTCTTTGCAAATGATGTCATCATAACCCGAAATAACGGGAATCATGTCATCCGAAGCAAGCATGATGACATCGGGATTTAATGACATAACGATGTCGAGATTAGCATTGCAAGCAGAAATTTTACTATTGGAAGAACCAAATGCAAAATGAATCTTATTATCTAATTGATTTCTAAGTCTCATTAGATAAGAGATCATATTATCATTGTTCATGCTTGGATCATCATGATCCATAGAAATTACGAAATGAACATCTCGCATTCCAGAAGCAAAATTAACATATCGGTCAATGACAGAAGCGAACTTCTGTGGCCTACTTCTTGTAGGCATTTTAACTACTAGTCTCACTCTGATTCCTCCGTTTCTTCTCCATTACCACCATACTTGAATTCCTTCGCAGCAGCATCATCAAGAGCCTTGATAATATCATCAGTAAAGTACTTCTCGGGATTCTTGTTGATATGACTTTCGAATGCAGCGACACCGTTTGGAAATTGAATCTTGTTGGAGACCTTGGTGAATAATCCCTGAGACAGCCCCAGTTCAACAAGACCATAGTATCGGTCTAGACCCGTGTCGTAGTTGAGCAGAACATCCACCTGACGATTCTCCTTTGTCAGACGGCTCTTGTAGGTTTTACAATGAATGATGTTGCCAACAATCTCATCATCGACCTTGTGCTTCTTCTTCGTCAGATAAATGATAGTTGAGGCAGCATACTTTAGACCACTTCCCCCACCCATCTCCTTGGTTGGTACATAAGCCCCCACAACATCATAAGTGTGATTAGTAACGATTAAAGGAATGTTGTACTTTCCCAACTTAAGGGTTACAGTACGGAAAGTTCCCTTGATAATTTGACTACGGGTCATATCACGGGTCTCCTTGCCTTCCGCTGTGTCATTCATTTCCTTGGATGTCGAAAGCATTCCTAGGGAGTCGAGGACAACCATGATTGGCTTCTGTTCACTCTTGTTCAACTTACCATAATTGTCAAGGATCTGAATCAGTTGGAATCTGAAGTTCTCAACAGTAGCCACAGGAAATACGGCAACCTTGGTTGGATCAAGACCACGGGACTTGATCATTTCCCGTGTGACTGCCTGTTCGCTGTCAAAGTAAAGCACAGCCCCTTCAGGATTGTCCTTCAAAAACTGTCCTGCAATACCAAGAGCAAAGTATGTTTTCCCTGTAGCAGATTCACCCGCAATCCCGATGATCTTATTGTTAGCAATTCCGCCCGTAAGCGTACCTGATACTAATGCGTTGAACGCATAGGATCCGGTGTCAACAAATCCCGAAACATCGGCCTCGGTTCCGTCGATTGCAATAGTTGCATGTTCGTTTCCACTGCTCTTAACAAGACTCTTCAGAAAGTTCATATTATCTCCATTACAAAGTGATTTGGGGATTATATCCCCTATAAGTTAGTGTGTCAATCAATTAGTTGAACATTCAAATGTCTCAAATGAAGCACCTGCCATCTTAACGGCAGACAGCACGGTATCTAGTTCTTCCTTTGTGACAAATCCCAATTTATCTGCATGTGTTCCATTATTTTTCTGCGACTGTGGGTGAACATCATGGAAAACTAAGTTTATGCCTAGACCCATTTTCAATTTGGTGTCGATTTCATCAATAACATTGACCATATCTCCACGACGAATTCTGTGTTCGTAGGTCTCGCTATTTCTTCCGCCTTCTCTTTCCCGTAGCATATCAGCATGTCGCATCAATAAAAATCTATCATTGTATAGAGTGTTTTGTCCTGGTCTAAGCCTGATATAACAGAACATATCAGATACTGCATCATAAAGAGAAGAATTGAAACTTGAATAGGGGAAAGCGAAATGTGTTGGCGGAAGTCCAACCGCTGCCATTGACTCCATAGCAGGAATTACCTCTTCATCTATGTAATTATCCGTTTCACCGTACTCTAGGGCATCCTTATGAGAAACCCCATGACACCCTATAACATGACCATCTTTCTTTAATTCAAAAATCAAATCAATGTCTGAATTACTCAATTGATCGAATGAATCGATGTAAAATACGGCTTTAGCATCATGTTTTCTGAGAATGTCTCTAGCATTGTAATGCCAATTAGATATACAATGATCATCAAAACACAGATGAGCATGTGGTAGTTTTACCTTATGAGATGTGAAAGTCCCGAAACGATCCATGAAACTATTTAGCGAACTTATCTTGCCTCTTCTTTTTGGCAACTGATCGCTTTCTGGTGTTTTTAGTATTCTTGTTTGGTTTTTCAACATACAACCATTCTAAGAAACTAGACCAAAGAATACCAAGTCCACCTAAAATGACCAGAATAGTAATAAGATTCATGAGCGACTGTGCATGATTGATTTCGTTTGTCATACAAATAGATCCTCTAATGATGATGTTTCTTCAAGTTTCCAACCAATTATCTCAACGATTGCAGTCAGAGGTTGAACAAAAGATTTCTCAAACTGCATTTCGTAGTCGATGTGCTTATCTAAGGATAGTTCCTCGGGCAAAGAAGTTACGAATGAAATTACTTTTTCGTTGATAGGATTAGGCATTCGAAGGTAAAGATACTTAATCTTCTCGCCCTCACGGATCATAGGATACTTCTTACCAAGTTTCTTCATTCGAATCCAATGATTGTATATCAGCGCACCCTTGGGGGCAATTGGTGTCGCCTTCTTGTATATGCTGCTGTAGTCCCCGTAGGTGTCAAGCCCATTGCATCCACGGGGGAAGGCTACCTTGTCGGCAGGAAGCCGTATAAACTCAGCATGGAAGTCCTGAACGAACCTACGGAGGTTACTCTCATCCTTCAGCATGACGATCTCCATGGCCTCCTTGAGTCGCTTACGCACGATGGCGGGAGTGGATGACTTCACCATCTCAAGACCGGTAATCTTGAGTTCGGGTGTGTCCATATAAACATCGTCTTCACCCTTCAGAACAGTTAAAGCATATCTTTTCTTTGCAGTCCAAATTCCCTTGGCCGCAATCGATTCTCGCTTCATGGACATCTTGTTGGCGTAAGCATTCATACGCTTTGCTAATTCATCATACTTCTTTGCGATGAATGGGAGGATGATGCTCTTGCAGGACTTATCGATAAAGTCAACTGTCTTCTCTTGAGACTTATTGGGAGACATCTTATTCACCAACTCGGACATTCGCAGATATACTGAATCTGTATCCGATGCAATAACATAGTCAACACCTACAGTCTCACAAACTTTGTTTAGAAACTCGTTCAATTGCTTTTCAATCCAACGAGCAGACAACTGACCTGAAACAGTAATGGCCTCTGCCATTTCCAAATCATAGTAACGACAGTACTGATTGCCCAATGCACCATACGCAGAGTTCAACTGCACCTTTCGGACAAGTTGGAAGTTGCCGTACTTGGCGATCTCTCGCTTCTTTTCATCGACCTCATCAGCAGACAAATCAGGATTGTTCTTAAGGAATGCTTTCAACTCAAGCATCTTCTTCTTGAACTGCTTTCTCTGCTCATACATGGTGTCCATAAGTTCGGGGAGAAATCCTCTAAACTCATTAGTGAATGCCACACCATTTGCACAGATGCTAACGCCGTTCTCAGAAGCAGATCGACTCTGATCCTTGACTTTGTCAGTATTGTCTAGAATCATATCAGGATTAAGATTGCCACGAAGAAACAAGAAAGACTTGTCCGTCTTTGTTTCAGGTGAGATATTATACTGCATGATGAGGTGGGGATAGAGACTGTCCAAGTCAAACGAGACAACCCAATCGTGTTGTCCCACTTGTGGGTCTTTTACATAAGCACCTTCAAATTGCTCGTCTTTATCCGACTTCTTTCGTGGCGGAATGATCGTGTTACGCTGCAACAAGTAATTGTAAATGATGGAATCCCACATGCGAACCTGTGTAAACACATCACCATAGTTTGTTCTTGAAGAGTATGCAAGACCGAGCGCAAGTTCGATCAGGCGTAACTTATTCTCAAGCCCAACAACAAGATCAACATCACGAACATTATACTCCACGAATCGCTGAAAGTCACGACGATAAAAGTCTGTGATTGTGCCGATGTCATCGTAAGCGATCTTATCTTCGCCAAGTTCGGTAGATGCAATGAATCCCAATCGATATGACTCTTGCTTAACGAAAGTGAACTTCTTGTACAATTCAATATAGTCGAGAATAGTTATCCCCGTAAACTCATAGACGGTATATGTTCTATTCTGATCAGTCACTTTACGATCACGAACAATATTCCAAGGAGATAGTTTCTGTGCTGTCTTCTTACCGAGCAGAGCAGTAATTCTGTTATAGAGATATGGCATGTCGAAACCATTGACATTCCACCCTGAAACAATATCGGTGTCTAATGACTCCCAAAGATCAACGAAGTGACTAAGCAAGGCTCTCTCGTCATCATCAAACGAGAAACACTTGACACCCGAAACATCGAAGTCATGTAGAGCGAGAGTATATCCTTTACCATCCGACATTCGAATAGTAATAACATTAACTCTTTCAGTAGGATCTTCGGGGGATGCAAACCCGTTCTCACTCTCAACTTCGATATCGATATACATTACCCTAATGTGATTAGGATTATAATCGACTTCGGAGTCTCCTCTGTATTCTTTAGAAATAAACTGATATTGAGAATCGATCTCACCGTAGATGGTGAATCCTTCGTACTTGCCATATTCATCCATGAACTCCCGCATATCATACTGATTCGGGAAGTCGATTTCACGGAGAGCCATACCGTTGATGGTCTTGTACTTTGGCGGATCGGATGGTTTTGAATCTCTCACGAAGAGGGAAGGACGAAATGGAACAGATTCATGAATCCGTCTACCATCATCGTCCCACCCCCGATGCAGGATCTTACCGCCTTTGCAGGCAACATGTGTGTAGAATTTGCTCATTCACGCTCTACTGCTAAGATCCAATCTTGGTGTACTATATCACAACCACCATGTCCTCGTCCACCATTTTTTGTCAAATCCCAAAGAATTTTATCCCCAATTTTGATGTCCTCTGTTAGTTTGTCTCCAACGGATACAACAACACTCCAAATGTTTTTGTTGGTAATTTTTTCAGTATAAATGATACCTTCCTTGGTCTTCTTTTGCTGACCAAGTCCTGGTGTCTTAACGCTTACCCATTTGCCAATCGGTCTAAATTTGCTCATTCATCATCTCCAAAAGATTAGGTTTTATTTCATCTGCAATACGCTCTTCTGCGATCTTCACATACTCGGGGTTCAGTTCGGTGCCAATGTAGTTGCGACCGTTCTTCATGGCAACTACAGCCGTGGTGCCGCTGCCTGTGAACGGATCGAATACAGTTCCCCCTTCAGGACATCCCGCAAGCACACACGGCTCAATCAAGTTCTCGGGATATACAGCAAAGTGTGCACCCTTGTAGCCCTTCGTGTTCACCGTCCACACAGAACGCTTGTTACGCTTGCCATCTGCTCCCCATACCCTATCAGGCTCTAATGCTGGATCACGGGCACCCTTTTCTTCGGGTTGTGTGCGGCTCTTGTTTCCAGGAGCATGAGGCTTACCCACAGCGTCCTCCTTAATAGCATTGTGATCGTAATAGTATTTGGGCTTCTTAGTCAACATGAAAATGTACTCATGCGCTCTGGTGCAGCGGTCTTCCACACTTTCAGGCATCGGATTCGGCTTGCTCCAGATGATGTCCTGCCGCAGATACCATCCATCAGCCTGTAGGGCAAGTGCAACTCTCCAAGGAATACCAATCAAGTCCTTACCCTTAAGCCCTCTTTGATCCTTGCGATTAGGAGGGATGAAGTCTGAAGGCATTCCACGCTGCCCACCAATAGTCTGTGGTGGCGGGGCACAGTTCTTTGCGCTCATGTACGAGTCGCCAAGATTTAACCACAGAGTACCGTCATCACGGAGAATGCGATGAACCTCACGAAACACCTCTACCATCTTCTGCACATAGCCGTCAACGGTATCCTCCCGTCCGATCTCGCTGTCACCACCATCGTATGAACGGAGTCCGAAATAGGGAGGTGATGTGATGCAAGTATGAACGCAACCGTCAGGCAGAGTCTTCATGCCCTCAATGCAGTCGCCCTGAATGATTTGATAATTCGTCATTCGTCATCTCCATATTCAATTCCACGCTCAAAGTAATGCTCTTCGAATTTCTTAAACCCGAAACATGCCCTTGCATACTGAAGAATAATATCCTTGTCGAATTTATTGCAGGAGTAAACATCAAGCGTGATGAAGTGGGTTGGTTCGATGGAGTGGATCTGTATGCCACTCTCAATAAGCGGAACCCAACCACTCACTCCTGCCTTATTCGGATATAACTCCACACCCTTTTGTGTGGGTGCATGAATCACGAAAGGTTGACTCATGCGAGTCATGCCGATCTTGTCAACTACATTTTCGAGAAACCGATAATGTAGTTCCAAATCGTCTGCTGCTCCAACACGACATTTGTACATATCAAGATAATAAGAATATCCAAATGGTTTTTTCACTTTCTCATCTCCTTTTCAACTTTTTGCCAGTACTTAATTGTTGCAGCCTTCTTGTGTCCTCTTGGTCCACCATTGTGGATCCTCGCTAAATCCTCTGCCGTCGCATTCTTTGGAGCATATCGACTTAGATAGGCGATAACAACTCTCTTTGCATACTCGGGATTATAGCAGTCCTTATATGAACCGCCAATTGTTTTATCGTACTCAACCGCATCTTTCCAATAAATTTCCCATACCTGATAGGGACCAATCGCTCGACCTTGATCACCGACAGCATTATCATTTCCGCCACTTTCGACTTGCCGAATAGCAGCAAGAAGTTTGGGTGTCAATGCAGAAGGTACACGCACGGGCGCAGGCGCACACGCAAGCGCACACACGCAGGCGAGGGTAAGAATCCACTTCATGAAATCACCCCTTTCAGTTTGAATTTTTCTTGTCCTGAACAAAGGTATGAAACAGAACGGCATAGTTGATGATGTCAACACAAGTGTCTTCAAGACTCTCATCCTTAACTTGAAAAGCACCTGCTTCAACAAAAGATGATAGTCTTGATAACTTGTCCGTCATTCGAACAAGCATTCCTGCCTCTGTGTTACAAATACCCATGGCCTCGCAGCGAGTAAAGTTTGCGAAAGGTTCTGTGCCAGCCTTACCAGCATAATCAGCGTTCTTTCGCTTCATGAGTTCATAAGCCTTTTTTGTTAATTCGTTATGGGACTTCAGTAGTTCATCACGGGTCATTATACATTCCTTTCATCGGCACATCGAATATCGAACTTTAGATTTATTCGCAAATTAATTCGTCAGGACTTACCTGTTGATCCAAATCCACCAGTTCTAGATGTTTTAATTTGCGGTTTAGAACAAGAGTAAAAATTGGCCTTATAAGTAGGAACTATCTCACCTTGACAAATTCTGTCTCCATGATTAATTCGAATTGGAATTTGGCTTGAGTTATAGACTAGAATCATCAGTTCATCAGTATAATCTGAGTCTATAATTCCTTCAGCATTACAGAGCATTAATCCTCCATTGATAGAAAGACCGGATCTCATGTGCAATCTCATTGACCACCCATCGGGGATATCAAATGATAATTGCGTCGGAATCATAGTTCTGGATTGAGGGGGGAGAGAAATATACTTCAAGTCATGATTTAAATCAGATGCCGCCAAAAGCATGTGACTTTTGCTTTCGTTTGTAAAAGATTTAACAAGACATTTCCCGTTGACAAAACATGCTTTGATATCAAAACACGCAGATCCCTCAGTTGCATAAACTGGATCAAATGCACTAGGATGAATTTTGTGAACGCCAACAGATACTGTGCGAATATCGCTCATAATTTAAACCCCATTTTTGTTTGGGTATCTTACAACTTTTTTCTGTTTTTGTCAACTGTTTTTTTAATTCCAATACTGTATTTGGGGATTAATTCCCAATCTTTTCTTTCGGAATATGAGATTATCTTTATATGATTGATAGGACAGATGGGAGTTTTTGTTGAGTCCCTATTAACTATTTTACATAACCCCCACTCCTCTAATAGATTTGCTATTGTGTTTCTGCGACCTATATCATGCTCAGGAGTGGAATCTGATAATCCATCTAGAGCAAATAATTCTTTAAAATGAACAATATAATACTTCCCCCTTTTGTGAAGTATGTGACAAGACTGATAGAGTTTTTTATCAGTTTTTGAAGAAACTCCTATTCTAGTTAGAGTCTCTTTAATTTTCAAAAAATTTTGAGGATCTTCTAATGTAACCTCTACAAATGTATTTACTAAAGACATAATAACTCCTGATTACTGATCAGTAGTTATTTATCAATATTTCTTCCCCCGTGTCCCATTCGAAGTAGATGCTTTTGATCTTCCGTAAGTAAAGATAAATATTCAGACGCTCGTCTTTGGCTAACTTGGTAGAGTTCCATGATTAATGGTATTACTTCATCATCAAAACTATTTTGTTTTATCCACTTGTCATAGCGACGGCGACGGCGTACAGATCCATATAAAAAGTCATATTGTAATTTCTTATCAATAGTCCACCTCTCATTCATAGAGTTAGCATAGAGAATACTATCGGGGCTAAACGATAATGCACGATTAACTATGTAAGGGATATAATCTCTTTCCACTTCAGGTTGCACCTGAATCAGGTTTTCATTCTTTTCATTTATACTCTTCACAAAGTCGAAAGGTGAAAGTCTTTTATTAATTTTCATCATTTAAATCCAAATCATCTACATTGATCCCATCAGGTGATGTAAGACTAACAATAAGCCTCAAAGGAATATATACCCACTTCATTTTATTGATGTCGTAATAAGAGTTTAATAGAAATTGATCGTATCCGTTGCTACCGTGATATCTTGGAATCAAAGGACACTCAACAAAATTGCTAGAGACTATAGTATTCTTGTGAGCAATTTTTGTTTTAACCTTACTTCCATTAAGATTCTCATACTCAATATCCAAACAGTATGGATAAATTCTTTCAAGAACTTTGTTTATCCAACTACCAAGCATCATGTCAGACATACCAGTAATCTCAAAATATGAATTGATCTCTCCGGTATCTTTTTCTTTAGTATTTCTAATTGCTTTTGCTGAGAAGTAACCATCTCTCTCTTCAAGGAATTTGCGCCGAACGACTTCGCATTCTTGACTAAATGTTTCATAATGATACTTTTTGTTTAGACTCTCAGACACTTTCATCACTTTAAATAATTCATCATCATTTAATATGCTAGACATAAGCATAATTTTAGATAGGGGTGTCGCTTCGGATAAATCAGATGCAGTAATACTATCAATTTCATCCCATGCCTTATGATTTATTTCATAAATTGATTTCTTGAATTCGGTTACAAAACTTTTTATATCATACTTCTTTCCTATTTCGTGAATTTTTATGGAAAGGTCATTGAGGCTCTTAACTGATTCCATTTCTGCCTCCTAGTCTTAGGGGATAGTACGAATCTATTTATAGAGAAACATCGCTTCAAGTCACTTAAAGGTACAGTCGGCGGCAAGAGAAATACAACATGCGGTTAAATTTATTTCATGGTCTGCGACGAATGCTGCCTTATACTGATATTCTGAAATAATTAAAACCGCCTGTGGAATGGAGTCAGGGGTCAAGTGGTCCTGTAAACCGTCGTAGATTGATCGGAATAAA